GAGAAAGACAGCGCATAGAGAAAGCTAATGGCAATCAGGTATGATAGTTATGAAGGGCAGGGTACTATGTTTGAAGATGTTAATGCTAAATGTCCTTACTTCCGCAGAGTGGAAAAGAATCTGCTGATCAGGTGCGAAGGATTGGATAAGACGAATAATATAATATTGGCATTCAGTAAGTACAACAGGCTGTCAAAGTACCGTTATAACTTCTGCGATTCAGAATGTTGGAAGGGATGCCCTGTAGCAATGATGTTAGAAGAGAATATGAAAGATTAGGAGAGTTCAAGAGACTCTCCTTTTTTATTGGTGCATAGATAAACGACAATTCGTTTTTATAAGATGGGAGTATGGCAGAAATTAACTACGATGAGATTAAAACAGAATACATCTCATCTGATGTATCACTTCGTTCCCTCGCCAGGAAGTATGGCATATCAATATCTGCGCTATCAAAGAGAGCAAAAAAGGATTGTTGGGAAACAGCAAAGGAAACAATCAGACACAAAAGCGAACAGATAACGATTGATAAGACCATAGATGCAAGAACAAGTATTGCAGAGAATTGTATTAAAGCACTCACAATCTTGGCTGAAAAGACAGTAAGAAATGCAGAACTTTTGGCAGACGATGATATATCAGGTAAGAGACAATTATCAGGTGTGCTGAAAGATATGCGTGATATGGGTGCGTTTGAATTGCAGACCGAGTCGACAGACAATACTTTAACCATCCGGTTTGAGACGGATGAATATGCTGATTGAAAGGGGGTGATGCTATGAGAATACTAACACTTCCTAATCCTTCAGAAAAACAAAAGTTGTTCCTTAAGGATACACACAAATACGTTGCGTTTGGTGGTTCTCGTGGTCGGTGGGGGTAAATCCTTTGCTGTGCGTATGAAAGCAATCATCCTTGCATACAAATATCCAGGTATCAAGCAATTGATTGTGCGTAGGACATACAAGGAACTTGAGATGAATCACATCGCACAGTTTAAGCAGCTTCTTAAGATTGGCACTTCTGATGCATATGCAAAGTACAACAAACAGGAGAAAATGCTTTACTTCCCTAATGGCAGTACCATTCAGTTCGACTATTGCGGACAGAGTGAGTCAGACATAGACCACTTTCAAGGTGGTGAGTGGCACATCATTTACATCGATGAAGCTACCACATTATCAGAAGACCATCTTCGCAAGATCACAGCCTGTCTTCGTGGTGCAGATGATTTCCCCAAGAGAGTTTACTTTACTTGCAATCCAGGTGGTAAGTCACACGGATACATTAAGAGATTGTTTATTGATAGACAGTATGAGGAAGGTGAAAAGCCTGAAGACTACTCGTTTATCAAATCACTCGTCACAGATAATAAGGCTCTTATGCGTAGCAATGAAGACTATCTGAGACAGCTACAGGCACTACCGGAGAAACTACGCAGAGCATGGCTTGAAGGTGATTGGGATTCATTTGAAGGTGCATTCTTTGCAGAGTTCAGAAACACACCTGATCCTATGGAGTGCAACAAGCACAACGTATCAATAGAGGATGCAAAAGAGCAAGGACTTTGGACACACGTTATAGCACCATTTGAGCCACCACACGATTGGAAAGTATATCTCTCCTACGATTGGGGATATGGACATCCATTCTCAGCAGCCTTTTGGGTACAGGACTATGACGGATGCTTATACAGAATAATCGAACTGTATGGATGCACACGCACACCGAATGAAGGAGTCAAGTGGAGCAACAAGCAACAGTTTGAAAAGATAGCAGAGATTGCAAGAGAACATCCGTGGCTTAAGGGCAAATACATACACGGTGTAGCCGATCCGTCCATATGGGATGGTAGCAAAGGTATAAGTGCAGCTGAAGAAGCAGACAAGCAAGGCATATTCTTTGAGCCTGGAGTCAATGACAGAATAGCAGGATGGATGCAAGTACACGAAAGACTTAAGTTCGATGAGAACGGTAGAGCAATGATGTACTTCTTTGATACTTGCAAGGCAGCTATCAGAACTATGCCTTTAATGATGTTTGACGAACACAAGGTAGAAGACCTTGATACAGATTTGGAAGATCATGCTTGCCTTGTTGGCGAAACACTTGTCTTGACCGATGAAGGGTATAAGCCAATATCAGAAATGGTTGGTACTGAAGGATATGTTATGTCTTCTGATGGGGAATATCACAAGTATCACGATTGCGTGATGACAAAAGCACAAGCAGATGTTTATGAGGTTGAATTAGAGGACGGAACAAAGATTGTTGGAACGGTAGACCATCCAATAATGCTTGAGGATGGAAGTTATTGTAATTTAGGAGAGCTGCTTGGGAAGGATGTATATGCAAGTAAATGTAATAAGTGATACTGTTCAGGAATTTAACGGTGAAAGATTCTACTTATGCGGATTCTATTTCCAACATAGCGGTAAAAGGCTTCATAGAGCCGTATGGGAATATCATAACGGAGAAATTCCTAAAGGATATCACATACACCACAAAGATGAGAACCGAAGCAACAACAGTATAGAAAACCTTGAAATGATAAAAGGATCAGATCATTTGGCTTTACACGGAGCAGAAGAGAAGAACAAGGTAAATGCTCGTAAGAATATGCATAAAGCAATGGAGTGTGCAAAGGAATGGCACGGAACGGAAGAAGGATTTGCATTTCATTCTAAACTTGCAAAAGAAACATGGGCAAAAAGGGAAATGCATACCTATAATTGTTCTTTCTGCGGAAAAGAATTCCAAACCAAAAACATATACGGAGCAAATGTGAATCACTTCTGCCATCCAAATTGTAAAGCACGATTCAGAACAAAGAGGTTAAGAGATGAACGTAAAGCAAATCAATTATGTGGGCAAAGCTGATGTCTACAATATGACAGTTGACGATACGCATAACTTTGTAATTCAAGGTGGAGTGATTGCTCATAATTGTGACGAGATTCGTTATATGTGTATGATGCGACCTATTCCACCAAGATTTATTAAGACAGAGGAAACACCTATAAGTGATCCTCTGAATCAGTTTACTAAACCAAAATCTATGATAAGGAGATACTAAGATGGCAAGAGCAAAAAAGAATGCCGATGTGACAGCGCAGAAGCCTAATACAGAGCCGATGTCGCAGCCTATGGCAAGTTCATCACCTGTAGACCGTATGGCTCTAAATGAGGTTGAAATGCTTAAGGCTAATGAGATGATGCAGAAAGCACAGGAGCAGATGCCAAAGGCTATTGGGGAGAAAGAAGTAATGAAGTTTACTGAGATTCTCAACAAGTATAAGTCAGGCAAAGCAAACCTTGAGCGCAAACTGATACAGAATGAAGAGTTTTGGAAGTTAAGACAATGGAGATATTCAGAGAATACGGACAGAAGAGATTTTAATCCTGCAACCGGATGGCTTTGGTCTTGTATTCAGAGCAGATATTCAGACACAATGGACAGCTATCCTACTTGCAACTTCTTACCTCGACAGGAAGATGACAAGGAAGAAGCAAAGAAACTGTCGAAGATTGTTCCTGTCATACTTCAGCAGAACAAGTACGAGGAAACCTACTCAGACATAGCTTGGTATATGCACAAACAGGGTGGTTGTGTGCAGGGAGTCTTTTGGGATTCAACAGCGCACAACGGTCTCGGTGATATCAAAATTAAAAAAATTGATATCCTCAGTTTCTTTTGGAAACCAGGTATCACAAACATACAGGATTCAGACTATGTATTTGTAACTGAACTTGTAGACAATGATGTACTTGAGAAAATGTATCCACAGACAGAAGGAAAGCTGTCAAGCGGTAAGACCATCAACGTATCAAAGTATATCTATGATGATCAGGTTGACACCACCAACAAGTCAATTGTTGTGGATGTGTACTATCACAAGAATGTGAATGGCAAGAAGACCTTACAGTATGTGAAGTATGTTAATTCAATTGTACTTTACGCAACCGAGAATGATACAAAACAGCCTACAAGCACACAGATTGATCCAATGACAGGTGTGCCTGTGATTATTCCCACAGGGGAATCTGTAGCAGAACGTGGTTTGTACGATCACGCATTATTCCCTTTTGTATGCGCTTCTCTTTATCCCATTGAAGGTAGCCTTATCGGTTACGGACTTACTGATATCGGCAAGGATACACAGGTAGAAATAGATATCCTTAACAAAGCTATTACACAGAATGCGGTAGTAAATGCAAAGCCGAGATTCTTTGTTCGTGGTGATGGCTCTGTTAATGAAGAAGAGATGCTCAACGAGGAAAAGACTCTGATTCATGTTGCGGGTAATGTTGATGAGATGAACATCAGAGCAATCCAGGCTAATCCTTTAAGCGGTACTTATGTTGAGGAACTTCAGAGAAAGATTGAAGAACTCAAGTTTGTTACATCAAATCAGGATGTACACAATGGCGGTACTCCTTCCGGTGTTACATCTGCATCAGGTATAGCTGCACTCCAAGAAGCAAGTGGAAGAAATGCACGTTCATCAAACCTTGTATTCCACAGAGCATTCAGAGAAGTATGCGAACAGGTAATAGAACTTATCAGACAGTTCTACGATGTACCTCGTACCTTCCGCATTGCTCCTGATACATTTACGAACTATAGCAATGCAGGATTGGTTGCACAGCAACAGAACATAAGCGGTCAGAACATGGGATTCAGACTCCCTGTATTCGATATTGAGATTACATCTGAAAAGGCATCACCTTACAAGAAGATGGAGCGCAACGAACTTGCACTTAACTTCTACAACCTGGGTTTCTTCAATGCACAGATGGCAGATCAGGCATTGTGCTGTTTGGAGATGATGGACTTTGACAAGAAGGATGAGGTTGTAAAGATAGTTCAGCAGAACTCAATGACACAGCAGTTATTGTTACAGTTTGAGCAGATAGCACTTCAATTGGCACAGAAGCATGAGCCACAGATGGTAGAGCCTATTGCACAGGCGGTAATGATGGCAGGACAGCAGACCGGACAGCCGATGCCTACTCAGATGGATATGGGTAGTGGAGATATTAATCTTGATGGCAATGAAGAACATCCCTTTGTCGAGAGATCAAGAGAACAGGCAAGAGAAGCTACACAGGCAGAATGATACACGTTAACAGAAACGGATTAACCGTGAAGATAACAGGACACGCAGAGAGTGCAGAGAAGGGTAAAGACCTGATCTGCGCTTCTGCATCGA